TCAGGTTGAATTGACCGAATATGGCATCCGTGTCAAATGCCTGTTATCGCCGGGCGTAAAGTTAGGTGGCATTCTGACGTTGCAGAGTGTGCAAAATCCGTCACTGAACGGCAATTACACTATCTATCGAACGGGCTTTGAAATCGCTACACGTGACGTTGCGTTTTACGACATCATCGAAGCAACGAAGTATCCACAAATGTTCTGGACTAACAGCCTGCCATCATGAACACACCACTTATACCCGATAAACCGCCATCCATTGATGGTGACCTTGGCGGCGCGCTATCGTACATTTTCCGCAAACTGATGATGAAAACGGACGGCCAGTTGCCTGCCCGTATTGTCAGTTATAACCGCGCCACAAACCGCGCGATGGTTCAACCACTTATCAGCATGATTAGCACCAGTGCGCAACGCGTTGGGCGCGCTCCTATCGCTGCCGTGCCGGTACTTGCTATCGGCGGCGGCGGTCTGTTCATCAACTTTCCGCTTGGCCCCGGTGATCTTGGATGGATTGAAGCGAGTGACCGCGACATTTCGCTATTCCTGCAAGGCGCGCAAATGTCATCCCCTAACGATGGTCGGATTCATTCGTTTGAGAACGGCCGGTTCATCCCCGACGTGTACGACCAATGGACGTTTACGCTCGATAGTGGAGCGATGGTCATCAGCACGCTTGACGGTTCAACGCGCATTGTCATGTCAGAAGGTAAAATTAACCTGATTGGTGCTGATATCCAGATCAACGGCACGACGGTTGAAATCAACGCGTCTTCGTCAATCAGCATCAACACCGGAACGTTGGATGTCGACGCTACCGGGTTCGGCTCGATGTTCACCGGCAATGTGAATTTGCCGGTGGCGACAACAATCGCTACCGTGCCATTCCCGACGCACGTACACAGCGGTGTGCAAACAGGTTCGGGCGATACAGGCGGGGTCGTGGGAGCATGAACATGCTGATGTTATTTGCAGAGAACGAAAACCGCGACCCATTTATCGACCCTGAAACCGGCGATATGGCAATTGTCACGGGCGCGGCAGCGGTCGCACAGTTGAGCAAGTCGCGGGTCGAAGCGCAACGAAACGAAATGAAGTACGCGAACAACGAAGGAATGCCGATGTTTCAGACGGCATTCAACCAGTTCAATCCTTCACAGTTTGAAGCAGCGGCGCGCACCATCATTCTTGCTACAACGGACGTGACCGGCATCGAGTCGTTCACCATGTCGTCTGTGAACGGTGTATTGAGCTATACCGCAGTCATCACAACGGTCTATGACGAGTCAGTAACTATTACGGGGATTGCGACGCAATGAGCGACGTCTACGATTACATCACTGAAACGGGCGTTATCTCGCCAGATACGTCAGACGTGCTGACTGACGTGCAAAGCGAATGGGAACTGGCGTTCGGTGTGAACATCAGCACCGATCCAAGCACATACGTTGGCGCACAGGTGACGGCAGAAACGAGCGCCCGCACTGCGGTAGTCAACACCAATGCGAAGGTCGCGAACCAGATAAACCCGAAGCTTGCAGGCGGTCTATTCCTTGATGCGCTTTGCGCGCTAATGGGATTGACCCGTGCACCGGCAACACCGACGCAAGTTACGAATGTGATGCTTACGGGTGTCATCAATACCAACATTCCGGCTGGCACGCGTGCATCGGTCGGCCAGAATGGTCCAGTGTTTGTTCTGACTACCGGCGTAATACTGGCAAGCAACGGTTCGGGTGGTGGTATTGCGTTTGGTCAGTTCGCGGCACAGGTGGCAGGGCCAACAGCCGTTGCAAGCCTTACGCTTGACTGGCCTGTCGACTCTATTCTTGGATGGGAAACCATCAGCAATGACCAGACTGGCGCGACCTATCCAAGCGGTCACGCGCCTAGCGTCACAACCATTGGTACGAACAAGCAAGCTGATGCATCGCTGCGTGCGCTGCGTAACAACACGCTTGCATTGCAGGGTATCAGCACGCCGCAAGCTCAGATTTCCGGCTTGTATAACATTCGTGACGCGAACAACAATCTGCTTGTTACGTCGGTAGCGTATCTGGAAAATGTTACAAGCGCCGTCGAAGTCATCAACGGCATCACGTTGCAACCGCACAGCATTTGGGCCTGCGTCGACGGTACTGCGACCGCGCAACAGATCGGTGCGACGTTGTTGCAGAACAAGACGGACGGTGCGGGCTGGAATGGCGCGCAGTCTGTCGACATCGTTGAACCCGCAAGCGGTCAGACGTACGACGTTTTGTTCGATATCCCAACGTATGTATTTATCTATGGTGCGATGACAATCGTGCAAGGTACTTACACGGGTAACCTGCAAGCCGACGCAGCACAGGCCGTTGCGGATTACTTCGTTGGCAACGTTGATGGCTTCTCTGCAGTCGGCATCGGGCAGGATGTCAGTCCGTTTGAAATAGCCGCAGCAGTCGTACAACAGTGCCCCGGTTGCCGCGTGCGTATCTGCAATATCGGCACGTCGCCGGGTTCGCTCACACCGGTTGATATCGCCATCGCGCAAGGTTCACGTGCACAGACCAACAACACCGCGTTCTCTATCACGGTCGTGACGTCATGAGCACCAGTATTGAAGATTTCGATTTCAGCGTCGATGTTCTGTCTGCGCTGCTATGGCGTAACAACCAGTCCGCCAATCTGCAATCGATATTGCAGCAAAAGCAGGACTGGTATGCCGCGAATCATGAACAGTTCTGGACTGACTGGTGTATTAACGTTTTCAATCTGGAAACGGCCAATGAGTTCGGATTGTCTGTGTGGGCGCAGATTCTTGGCATTCCGTTGTCGCTGATCGTTGCACCCAATACCGGACCTCAGTTCGGCTTTGATTTCCCCGAACTGTTGACTGACCGGGTTGATGCTAACGCATCATGGGTAGCAACGGGTGCTGCGACGATTACAACGGGGCAAGCTGACCCCAACGGGGCAACGCAGGCCGTAGCGGTCACGATGACTGGCAGCGCCGCCAAGCACGTCGCAATGACTCCTATCGCTGCTGGACTCCCGGCCGGGTCTGTGGCGCTATCGTTTAAGGCCAAACTCATCAGTGGTACGCAGGGCACGTTGGCAAGCGATGTTGGCGGTACGACGTTAGGCAACTGGCCCGCATTGAGTACATCAGCATGGACTACGGTAACCCTCACCGGTACGACGTCGGCCGCGCACACTGCGTTTAATATCCTGTCGTCAACGACCAGTGCATGCGAAGTTGCGATATTCAATCCGCAACTCAAAGCGAACAACGTGGTTAGTAATGGTCGCATGAATTTCAATCAGGGTAACTTTGGCACGTCGCAAGCCGGGGTCGGTCTAACCATCGATCAAAAACGAATCCTGTTGCAGTTGCAGTATTACAAGCTCATCAGCCGTTGCACCGTGCCGGAAATCAATGCCCGCATCAAGGCGATTCTTGGTCAATACGGTAGCGTGTATGTGCTTGACGGCAACAATATGGAGTTCGTCACATACGTATTCGGATTCACACCGAACAGTGCTTTACAATTTGTTCTTGAAAACTTTGACGTTCTGCCCCGCCCCGCAGCGGTCGGCGTGAAATATATCGTTTCAACTAGACCCGCGTTTGGGTTCGGTTCGTTCAATCAGAACTTTAACAACGGCACCTTTTGGGCGGAAAATTAAACATGAATCAACATTATTTCGATGTACCGTTTGGATTCGCTGGTGACGTTACGAGCATTCCCGACCCGCTTCAGGTAGGTGGAACTGTCTCGATGACAGAGGGATGGAACTTTAACTATCAGCGTGATCTTGCGACTGACCCGGCCGCGTTGCCAATTGACCGGTCAACAATGAACTGGCTGTTGTTGCAGATCACGACGGCATTGCAGGCGTTGCAGACTGAAACCGTGCCCGAATTCATTCTTGCATCACAGAATGGCGGTGTGGCGATTTCATATGGCCTTGGTGCGGAAGTTCTTTGGTCGGCAAGCGGTAACGCACCGTTTCAAAAGTTCGTCAGTATTATCGCCGCCAACGCCAATACACCATCAGCATCAGACGTGTTGGGTACAACGACCGGCTGGCAAGTCGTGTGCGATCCGATTGCGACGTCTGCACAGGCTGGTGCGGGTACCAACAATGCATCCATTATGACACCCCTACTAGTTGCGCAGCAGACCGCGTTGCGTGCGCTGCTTGCAGGTTCAACGTCACAGGTGTTCAACGTCGGCCCGGCAGTCACCGCGACGCAAGCACCACAAGCACAACAGATTCAGGCACAGACGTTGACAGCCTTTGCAACGGCTGGCACGGCACCGGCATTCACGCTAACACCGGTGCCAGCAATTACTGCACTCACTGCCAATCAGCGATTCCGGGTGTCGTTCAACGCGGCAGGTACGACGGGTTCTAACACGCTCAACATCAATGGGTTAGGTGCGATTGCACTCAAACAATACAATAGCAATGGCACGTTGGAACCTGCAAGCATTCCGTCCGCAGGCTTTCTGAGCGATGTGGAATACAACGGTACTTCATTAGTATTGCTCGACCCCGCGCCGTCGCCAGGAACTGTACTCAACACGATTGTTTATATGTTGAGTACAGGTGGTGTGCTGCAATGGTCCGTCAACGGTGCAGCGTTTGTCAACGCACCTAGCGCAACGTACACGCCGTTGTCGGCGCTTGCAACGACAGCAGAGGCAGAAGTCGGCGGCGCTGGTGCTGGCGGCGGCGGCGCAGCGTCAACAACTACCGCAGGTACTGTGTCGGGGGGCAGCGGCGGCGGTGCCGGAGGCCGCGCATGGGGCATTTTCCCAATCTCGTCACTGAGCGGACAAACCGTTACTGCTGGGGCACCTGGCACTGCTGGGACTGGCGCTAACGGTGGCAACGGTGGTACGTCGTCAATTGGCGCAGTAATTCTGGCAACAGGTGGTACAGGCGGTACACTTGGTGCCGCAGTGTTAGGCACTACAAATTCGTTTGTTGGTGGCGTTGGTGGTGGCGTTGGCTCAGGCGGTCAAATCAATTCGGTAGGCGGATATGGACAAGGCGCATTCTATGCCGCTACACCTCTATCCGGTAAAGGCGGCGCATCGTTTTGGGGTGAAGGTGCAAGCCCCGTTAGCGGTACGTCGGGTGGTAGAGCTGCAGTGTCACCATGTTCGGGTGGTAGCGGCGGCTCGCTCGCGACCGGTTCGGGTACTAACGCTGCTGGCGGTGTCGGCATGGGTGGTATCGTCATCATTCGCGAACGTGCATAAAGGACAAGCCCTATCATGCAAAATGAAACTTTGGCAGCAAGTGCCGCAAAGGTCACTGCCGTAACATCGGGGACGTTGGTAAGCATGGTTCCAAATTCAGGCGCTATCGGGGCGGCGGCGGGCATTCTTGCAGCGAGTTATTCGGCGTTGCAGATCATCAAATCGCTGCCATGGCTTACGGACTATTTCATTGCGTTGCGGTCAGGTCTGATTCATCACGATTGGCGGCATTGGCGTAGCATTTCACGGCGCAACGAAAAGGA